CAAACTAAACAACGAATTCTTCACCAACGTGGTATTGAAATTCGTCGTATCTACATGAACAATGAGACTGCAACTAAACTCAAGCAGATTTCTTATCATGCTGACTTTACTGTTGCTAAACAAACATTCATGGGACATGAAGTTTTCATTGCTGAGTTAGCCGACGACATTATTGACGTTGGTGTTGATTTTAGTGGGCTTACCTACTAAAAAGCAGGGTAGTACCTTTATATTGTTTTTTAGTTTTAACCCTGTTTAATGTGCTTTTTCAGCGGTTTAAATAGGGTTTAGTTTTAGGTTAAAAGGGTGTAAAAATGCAACATTGGTTCTACTGTTACAAGTGGCGTGAAGACGCAAATAGTCCATGGCATGAGGCTATGGAAGTGTTCAAAGGTTCTTTTAGTCAATTAGTTATAATGACTGCTAGTCAACCTGAAGAATGGGTTATCACTTTTGTTAAAGAAATTAACGAAAGTGATTTTGCAGCTCTTGATGGGGTAATTGGATAATGACGAACCCAATCTGCCCGTATTGTAACAAGTTATCTGAACTTGTTAAAGGTGATGTAGTTTATCCGCATCGCTCTGATTTAGCATAAACATTTTTATATTTGTCATTCTTGTGACGCTTATGTGGGCTGTCACCCTAACTCAACAAGACCATTAGGGCGGTTAGCAAATAAAAGGCTTAGAGCTTTGAAGAGCATAGCTCATCTAGCATTTGACCCTTTTTGGAAAGAACATTTAATGCACAGGAAAGAGGCTTACGCTAAATTAGCTCAAGAGATGAACATACCTATTGAAAGTTGTCATATTGGTATGTTCAACGAAGAACAGTGTGAAGAAGTTGCTAGAATTTGTCGTAATTGGAAGACTAAAATAAGACCTTAGCGTTTAAAGCGGTTAAAAAAGGGGTAGTACAAATGTATTACCCCTTTTTAGTTTGTGCGGTTTAAACACCTTGTCAGCGGTTAAAATAGCAGTTAAACAACCGTACTATCCCTAGTCACTAAGTGGTTTATTTTTTGCATACTGTGCAAACCATCACACAAGGTATCCAGTTCAACGCGCAAAGATTCGTTATATCTTGCAAGGTGTTGCTCGACATTTACAGTAATGTTGTCTGTTATACACTCACCTTCAATAGCGACTATTCCTATATTGGATCTTGTTAGGTTACTGAAAGGTCTTGTGAAAGTGTCAGAGTCAGTGACCACAAGGGTATCCGTTGCATCATAAAGTTCTAGGATATAATTGTTACCATGCAATAATTCCAAATAAACTCTATATTTTACACCAAGGCTTAGAGCATAGCTCACCGTGGCAATTGTGGTTATTGTACTTGTCATCGGATCAGATATATGGAACTGTTCAGACTGTAAAATAATTTCACCAGTACCTTCGTTAAACGAAAGAATATACCCTTTATTGTAGTCCGCTTGCTTGTCCAATAAGTGAAAACTTAAAGTCTCTGAACTTGTTAATTTAAGTAAGAATTCGAACATAACTTTTTGAGTATTGAAATCAATACCATCTGTGAATTCTTTTGCAACCTGACCCAATAAATAAGATTGGTTTTCAGTCAGTAAACTATAAGAACCGCTCAAGGGTGAACTTGTAGTTCTAGTAATTTTCAAAGCATTGGGGAAAGATTTTTGCCAAGTAGTTCCATTATCAGTCGAATATGTAACTTCCCGATTTTCCCAATATTTTAAATAGCCACTATACAGTAGCTGACCCGATACCATCGACGCATAATGAAGAGTTAAATTGTAAAACACTCCACCGTATCCAGGATCTTCAAAAGCTACACTAACATCTGTCCAAGTTATTCCATCTGTTGAACGGGACAAATAAACATCACCAATACCATTGTCGCGACCAATTGTATAAAAATAAGTTGCATCAGCGAACGTTTCGTGGGCGTGTAGTCCAGTTGTACTCCCTGTAATAATAGACCAAGTAGTTCCGTTAGTTGAGCGTAACATATAGAGCCCAGCCATTGATAAGAGCCAGACACCCGATTTATAAGCAATTGAACCAACTCCGGATTTACTGACCGCACCAGTATTGAAATATTCTGTCCAAGTAGTCCCGTCAGGTGACGATAATAACGTCATCCCGTCACCAACGCAATTAGAACGAATATAGAATTTACCGTCAACATATCCAATGGTATCAACACTCGAAATAGTGTAATAGCTACTTATTGGGAATGTAATTGTCTGAACTATCGACCACACATCACCGTCTGTTGAAGTGTAAACTTTAAAAACATAATCGCTGTATTTGACAGCACAAACGAATATAGTGCCGTTGGAACTAATGCTAGTTGTCTCTGGCGGAGCAGTAGTACAAATTGTCCAAGTAGCTAAGTCTGAGCTAGTGACCCAACTTCCAACGGTTCGAGCAATATAGTATCCATTATTGAACCAAATACCAAATATTTCGGTAGAAATCCCCGTTGTGGTTATTTCAGTCCAAGTGCCTGGAATGGTTGAAACAATTAAACATTCATGATCAACAGTGCTAAATGGAGAATCAGAAATCAATTGCTTTTGCCCAATATACTGAGTTCCGTCATGTAAAAAGATTCGACCACTGATGTGATAATCTTCTAATAAAGAAGAACCTACCCACCCACTCAAGGCAGTTTCAGCATCTACGTTGAACTTTTCAACTACAGTAGGGTCAACTGACCACAAGCCACTAATAGCAACTTCGTCGCTAAAGTTGTACGTTAACTCTGATTGAGTCACATCTTTCAATAAAGTATCTGTTTCACCATAAATCTTCAGGTTGTAAGTAGTCCCTACTTCAGCAGATATGGACGCTTCAGATTCATCAACGATAGTTCTGCTTGTTTGCAGTAAACGGTTACGACTAGCCCAAGATAGGGTTAGACCAGCTACAATCTTTTCAGGGTACTTATCGGTATTCATGCGGAACTTAGCTGGAGGATAAGGTAAATCTTTACGACCTATCATGGTTGTGGTTACAACAGGAGCGTCGTCTAATGCTAATAATTTTGTACTCGACCGAGTCAGTAACTTGCAGTCAACATCTTCACCATTAAGGTATTGATAATCACTAAAAGCCCTATAATCTTCGGTAAACTGAATTAAAGAACCTGCAGAATGTTCTTGTGGTATTGTATCTAAGCAACCGCGTCCAAGAACAATCAAGTTGTAGCTAACAGCATCAACACGAACAATTTCGTCATCCCAATTAGCGTAAGAGCCTAGAACAATACTTTCTAAGTGCCCTTTCCAATTGGAAGGAAGAATATTCACAGAACCTTTCCCGTAACTTGTATTCACTGTTGCGGTTGTGCATAACGAGGAATTTGAACGTTTTTCGTATTGGTCTGTGACAACAACTGGATCAATACTGACAATCCTCATGAACGAACCTTCGGGATGAGTAGCTGCCACAGAACCTTTCTGACCGCGAGCAAGTGTGATTGAAACTGTTGGAACAAAAGCAGTCACTTTGACAATCTCTTGTTCAATAACGTAATAACCATTGACAACAACATAACCAACAGAACCACCAGCAGGATCAGTCCATGAAAGAATTGATGTTGCTCCTGAAGTCAATTGATCATTTAGTTGCAAAGGATTTGAATAAACGTCATAACCTAAATCCAAATAACTTCCTAAAGCAAATGCGTCACCAGTTCTTGAAGCAACAGTAATTAAAGAATCCGTCATTGATACTACGGTCAATGTATTAACTGTAGTTCCATTAATAATTCGAATTGGAGTTCCAGCACTCACCCAATAAAAATCAAATGGATTCAAAGTAACTACAATTGTTGTCCCTGTTGTAGTCAACGAACTCTGCGAATAAACATCGTATAACGGATAACGTTTTGTCACAGGTGTGACGTTAGAACTTGTTCCTGTTGGTGTCCACAATTCAAAGAGTGTAGCATAGTAAGTTTGTTGTGAACTCCAAGCCATTAAGAATGCAATATCTAAATCTAATGAATTAGTATCTGCTTCGCCAAGTGTTTGAACAATATCCCAATAAGGGGCTTCAACAACTCTGTAATTAGCTAAAGGTTGAGGATCACTAGCTTCGTCAACCCATCCGGAAGGCTGGTTCTCGTAGTACGAACTGACAGATAACCCAAAAATATCTTCAACAGCTTCAATAGAAATTGTACCGTCCTCTAAATTACCATAATCGATTGATAGGATTCTAAATACTAACAACTCAATTCCGAGAGCATTCCAATTAAGTCTGACAACATCACCAATTGTACTATTCCAAGCATCACGGTTCACTTTAATTTTTAATTTCGCTAAAGGTGTTGAGCGTTGACGGAGTTCTCTATTTGCAACTTTAGCAGCAAGAACTGAATTAGGAATAGCTGGGAAGTTAACAGACTGGCTAACCACAGACCCTTGATTCTGAATCGCTGCAATATTTTGAACAGTTATGTTTTCGTCTTTGGAACTTCCCAAAGGTCTGTAATTCAAAGTCACTTCGTTTATAATTTCAGAGTAATTAGGTCTTTGAAAACTCAAAACTTCAGAATTAGATTCGTCCAATAGGAGTAAACTTTCTAAATCAGCTGAATAATCGTTTCTTAAAAGTTTGACTGTAAACTTGCCAGTGTACGGATCGACAAAGAACATTCCATTAATATGGTTCATTATCATTTCAATAGTTTTTTCGTAATCATCTACTGAATTTAAAGAAAACGATAAACCGAAACCTTCATTATAAAGAACTTGAGCAGCATCCTCAAACGAAACCATATTACAATTAGATTGTGAATAACCCATACCCCAATCAAGGTGGGTTAATAATTCCAATAATGCGTGAATAGGATTACAAGAACCGTCAATATCTGCAATTAAAGGCAACCAATCTTTTGAAGGAATACGCTTAACTAAAAATGAAGGAGCTTTGAAATAAGGACTCATTGCTGCAAAATAAAAGCTTTTGAATACAACACTCACGACACCGCGGAAAGCTGGAATAACTGCACCCAATTTAGAAGCTAAGTACGAGTTCTTAACTTGTGCAGAATCCCCCATTAAGATGTCTACTTTTCCGTAAACACCACCTTCACGTTCTTGACCGCCAAACAGTTCAGGTTCGTTAATTGAGATTTCTTGACTTGTGGTTACAGAACCACTCCAAGCAAGTTTATCAGCAAACTTGATTTCTTTTATTTCATCAACAGGACCTCGACAAATTACTTGGTGAGCACCTATGTAATAGAAGTATCCAATGATAGGGCTTTTACCTAGACTCATTTTCTTCACCAAGATTTTTGTGGAAATTGTTAACCAAGTTTAACGCAAGAAGGTCGTTTGTTTCCAGTAGAATTTTTTCATCAATTCCTTCTTTTAAGAACTCTGACCAGTTTAGATTGTGATGTTCTGCAAATCGACGCATTCCTATAGAGCAGTACCCAAGTTTACGAGCATCACTAATTTTTATTTTCATTTACCACTACTTCTAATTGGTCTTGTGCTCAAATCACCATACCAAACAGTATTCGGGTCTTTAATCAATACTGTTCCAAATATTATAGGGATAGCTCTTCCAGGCTCCGCTGTTGGCACTTGAATATCGTTTAAGCCTGAAGGCTTAGGCTTTTCAGGTTTTGGTGTAACAGCAGCACTAACTAGAATAGATGCGATGAATACAATTAAATACCACATAACGACCTCTTATTAAAAGAATATGTTATCACCACTGAAAGGGTCTTTCATAGGGTAAAAAGGCTGCCCCCCATAGTTAGCAACATTGGAAAACTTTGTATTACAGTCGCTTAATGTTCTATTGCAGCCTGGATAAATTGAAATACTTGTCCCAATAGGAAAGTCGGTTAATGCTAAATCTAATTCTAACGTATCACCACTATGGCTAATAATAAACCTTGCTAATTCAAAAGTCCCATTATCCCAAACTATCATTCCACCAGTAAAATAATTTGCGGGCTTTGTTGCGATAATTGCCGCACTAACTGTGATACTATTCACTTGAGTAACAACTGCATTGGTTACAAAATCTTCTTTATCCACTAAGCAACCGCGTCCATATAAATCATACGGGCAATTTCGGTTATATTTCATTCTTAAAGTCGGGCGTTTTAATGATGAAACAATGGACTCAATTGTTAACGATGCTTTTTGAGCATCGAAAGAAACATTGGAAAGTCTGCCTAACCACACTGTTAGGACTTCAGCGTCATCGAAGTGACCTCTGAATATTGTTACAGTAGTGACACTAGTCGGGGGAGTTCTAATAAATTCTTGTATAAACCCTATATCCATTGGAACAGTGAGTGTTAAGTTTGTCCGCTTTAGTTCAGGGCTTTGGTCAATATTTGTCCGCTTAATAGGAACACTAATATATTCGTGTCCGTCATAAGTAATATTTTCATCTGAACTTGTATAATACCAAGAGTTACCTTCACGAGTAATTTTATACAATTCGTAAACATGGTTTAGACTTTCTTCTAATGCTTGGTAAGACATTTAGACACCTATGGTTCAATTTCAACAATTCGAAGGCTTGTTGAAGACCTTCCCCCATTAGTATAATACATTTCAACCCTATCAGTATCTAGTCTTTTTAAACCCAAGTGACAGATCATTTTAATTGTGCTAGGTTGAAGGCTTAAAGAAGTAGCAAAGTTAATTGACATTGTGCCATTACCGTTATCTTGCTGACTCACTATTTGAGCGAACACCCATGAACCTGTGGTTAGTAAGATTGCAATATGTGACCGAGCAGACCCATAAGTTTCAAACCCATTACTGCGACACAGAATAGAAGTTGTGATTATAGTAGTTTGAACAACAGTAAAATCGTTTTCAAAACTTGGTGTCCAAAACGCACGGAACTTCCCACCCCTTCTTTCTAACCATTTCTTAAAATTAAACGTTTCATAGATAGTGTCGTTTTGGACTGTATAAATCCGACTAGGTTGGATATTCAACCACGGAGTATAAAATGTGGAATCTGCTATTCCGTTTGAGACTTCATCGAATCGCGTTAACATTTCTTCAGGCACTAAACCCGAATTCG